TCCACCACCAACACAGTGCGTGAATAACCTTCACCACTATACCAACGCTTCCGGCCAATCCTGCTTTAAATTCCGGATTACTTCAGGCTGCAAATACACCGCAGAGTATTGCAGGTACGATGGGTACACCAGCCAGCCACCGGCAGGAGCCACGCCCTCAGCTTGCTCAGTGCGAAACTCCATCAGCAACTACACACCCACAGCCACGGAGCTTGCAGCCGGATGGATTGACCGGGTGGCCAATGCTCAACCGTGGCTCCGGCAGCGATGGTACTCGGTGCGGGTGCGGGGCAGCGATGGCATCACGCAGCTTACTTTTTTCTGGTGGCCGTAAAGACTTCATACATCTCTCGTTTTAGAAAGGCTCCGGGATTTTTCCGGAGTTTTTTTATCCTATTCTATTTTTGGCATTGGCCTTACGTTTACATCGAAGACGCTTGTACCAAAGTAATTCACTTGTCTGCACGAGGGTTCGAATCCCTCCGGCTCCACAAAAGGGTAAAATGGTATTGCATTGGCATTAACAGGATCGCATCCATATAGACCACTGCATTAGTTTTACTCTTGCTCCATAAACACACTTCGCCGTGTGGCCGTTCCGAACTCCGATAGGAACGGCAAAACCTTGAACAGCCCCATGAGTAGCTCTCATGGCCCGACCCGTAGGAATACGGGTTTATCAACAAGGGGCCGACCGGTATTGACAGCGAGAAAGAGACTGAGGGAGACTTCAAAAGCCATAACCGGCAAACAAATCAAAGTAAACTTCGCCCCTGCACAGGAACGTGCGGCTGCATAGTTGGAAGCCCTGGAGAAGTCCGGGGCTTTTTTTTATCCAAATTTTAAAATATAATTATTCCTATTATTTTGGTCTGATTTTGTCCTTTAACTGAAGTAATGTAATAATTTATTAATTAAGTTTTTTTGGTCTGATTTTGTCTTTTGTATATTTGGACAAATCGCAGAAAATGAAAAAGCACAAACTTCCTGTAAAGCCCTATCTGGTTAAGTATCTTCAAAAGAATATGGTGGATGGGGTTTACCGCTTTCACCGGCGGGTAACACGGGTGGAGCGCAACAGTATGAAGGTGAAGGATTACTTTGAGCGCAATCGAAACTCCCCGCACTTTATATGGGTAGAAATGCGGGAAGCATCGTATTACACTCTTTATGGCATTCAATCCGATCTGGCCGAAGAGTTTCGCTCTTGTCTCTTTACTGTAATGGCTTTTGCGGTAAAAACTGGCATTGGGGCAACTGCCGCCGCTCGTGCATTTCTGGAATCGTACAACATAACCGATGATGATTACGATATAAGCTCTGCCTATCGCACGTGGCAGCGCAGAAAGGAAGAGTATTTGAATCCTACTATTCCGGTCCTTAAAAAACAGAAGCAACCAGAAGCATCTTTACCTCATGGAAGCAACCAGCTTTCACTTTTTTAAACCAGCTACCCATAAGGGAAACCCCCGGACGGGCGGTATCTATTTGCCAACGCCATGAAACTTGCCGATTTAATTGCTGCCAGCTCAACGCTTGGATCCTGCGATGTAGCCATTTCCGGAATTGAAAAGCTGTATCTGGTGCCATTGGGCGATGGGTTTAGCACGTTGTTTCGTACAGAAATAATTACCGAGCTTCCTGATATCGAGGCAATACCCATTGATGTAAACATTGATTTTGAAAGCTGCAATTTCAAAAGCCGCAAGCGCACCACAGGCAACGGCACGTATTACGACAACTCCATTACCTTTAGCCTGGGCCGAAACGTAAGTGCCTGGATATACGCCAATCAGGAAAAACGCTTTTGGGCCATCTTTAAAAAAGGAGGTAAGTGGTACATTTCCGGAGACGAGGCACTACCCTATACCATTGCGCAGGATTTTACAACCGGCAAGGCTCCTGGAGAAAAGCATGGGTTTGATGTTGAACTTACCAGCAGCCAGCTTCGGCCCTTCTTTAAATACGTGGAGCCGGTGTATACTTTGAGCGGCACCGACTGGGAAGAGCTTACGCCATACGCTGGCGCATGGGCCGGAAGCTCGGCAGCATTTAACCTAAACGATTACCTCTCTTACAATGGTAATGCCTACCAGCGCACCAATACCGATGTGTTTACCGATACCACACCGGATGCAAATGCAGACTACAATGATCTTGGCACCTTGCAAAACTGGCTAAGAACCGATACCTATGCCATTGATGATCTGGTGCTTCTCGATGATCGCTTGTATATAAATCTAACCGGGAACAATAACTACACCCGGACCATCACAGAGTAAGTAGTCCTACACACTGCCCTGCTTGCCAATACATTTTTGTATCATGGAAGTAAAGCTGCATCCTTTTCAGTACGGCAAAAAGGGCTGGGTAGATTCTCGTGCTATTACGGGCCAAGTGCTTGCTGCCAATGTAGATGCAGAAAAGGGCATCCTTTACGATGTAGTTCTTTGCCAGGCGATGCAGCCCAGAGGCATGGCCGGTATCGAAGAATGGACCGGTGCCCGGATTGAAACCCCACTTTCCTTTATTGAAAAACTGGTGGAGCTGGCTGGTGCCTTTGGCGAGAATGGTCATCAGGCACGTTTCGGGCATCCAAACGATTGCAATCCTGCGCTGGGCACCTATGCCGGGCGAATCAAAAACGTAAGGCTTAGGGGCAATCAGGCCATCGGAGATATTTACCTTTCTGAAGCATCGGCCCAGACTCCTGGCAAAGGAGATCTGAAAGGCTACATCCTTAAACTGGCTAAGGAAGATTCGCAGGCTCTTATGATGAGCATTGTGTTTTCTCCCGGCCATCTGTACATGATCAATGCAGACGGCCACCAGGAGGATTTCCTTTACGATCCTGCCCAGATTGATTATCTGGCATCCCTTCCGGAAGAGGAGCGGGTGCTCTACGAAACTGTACGAGCCTGGCACTTTACGGACTTTGTAGACCAGGGGGCCAACACGCTGGATATGTTCAGGGATCAGAACGGAAACATTTCCATAGCTGCACGGGCTACCGACTTTCTCGACAACCATCCCGAAATCTGGGATTTACTCATTTCTCAGCCCCAGGTGATGGAGGAATTTACCCGGAAGTACGAAGCGCACCGGGCACGAAAAAACACAAATTCAAATACAACTGTGAACAAAAACCAATCAACTACGGCCAGCCTTTTGGATCAACTCAAAGGGGTGGCCAACAGTATTCTTGGCATTAAAAATGTCGAAGATGCTGCACCTGCGGAGCCGGTAACGGATGCCGCCAAAACCATTGAGAACACAACTGCCGATGGTGCCGCCATCAGCATCGATACCGATGCCGAAACGCCAGCGGTAGGAGATCAGGTAACGCTGGCCGGAGGGAGTGAAACACCTCCTGCCGGAGAACATACCCTAACGGGTGCGCTGGAAGGCTGGGTAATTACAACTGATGAGGCCGGACTGATCACTGCCGTGGTTGAACCTGCTGCCGAAACCGCTGATGATGCAGCCGAACCGGTAGCAGCCTCTGCTCATCAGGAGGCAACCGACCGCAATCTGCACAGCCTGGCTGAAGTGCTGAAAAGCCAAAGCCAAATTCTGGAGCAGGTAACCAACTCGCTCAAATCCATTCAGGCCGATATGAGCCGATTGAAAGAGTCTCCGCTTATGGCTCGTGCCTTTGCCGATTCTGGCAACCGGATCACCAGTGGAAAAGGATCTGATGCTCCCGAAACCGAATGGGCAAAACTCCAAAGGGAGATCAACGAAAGAAAAGCCGCTCAGGCGCAAAAATAATTTCTCACAATTTAAAACCGACCACTCAAAACCATGTCTGTAAACATAACCTCGCTCAACAGCACCCTGGGTGCGTATGCACGGGAAGCCAAAGTAGAAGCATTTAAAAAAGCACTGAAGGCTTCTACCCGTGATTTATTCACCTCCTACGGTGGATCCATCGACCAACTGCCGCTCGTGCGTTTGCGTTCAGCTTCTATGCTGAAGCCTTACGCTACCGGTGGAGGGTTTTCTGCCACATCGGATGCGCTTACGCTTTCGGCCCGTATTCTAAATGCCCGCCGGTGTTCGTTTGATGCCAGCATCATTCCTTTGGATCTGTACAACTCCTGGATCGGCCAACTGGAAGGGGCACCTCCTGACAGCCCTTTCGACATTCCTTTGGAGCAGTTCATGTTTGAGGCCATCATTGACCGCATCGTGGACGATCTGGAGGTTGCCGTTTGGACCGGAACCTACAACGCATCCGGCACTACTGCCGCTGCCACCATGGACGGAATCCTTACTCTTTTGACTGCTGCCATCACCGCAGAAGAAGTACCAACCGGAAACGTGGCCGATGGTGATGCCATCACAGCATCAAATGCTTTTGATCAGTTCAAGCTGATCCGGGATAAAATTGCTCCCGAGTACCGTTCAAAAGAAATGCTTTGCCTTTGCTCTGTGGGGGTAAAAGATTTCTACCTGAGCGATTACCAGGCAACCGTTGGAGCCATCCCTTACAACACTGGCTACGATCAGGTGTATCTGGAAGGCACTCGTGCCAAAATCGTGGCAGTACCAGGAATGGGATCCAGCCAAAGGGTAATTATCACCCCTAAAGAAAACCTGGTGTACGGGTACGATGTAGATGGTCCTTCCTCTTCAATCATTACTCAGGAATTCAACCGGACCATCAAGGTTATGGGAGACTTCCGTGCAGGAGTAAACTTCCGCGATGGCCAGGTAATCTGGACAAACGATCAGCCATAATTTACACACTTAAACCTAAAAGAAAACTATGTGTGTAACTCTTATTGACATGACTCCGGTGTGCGACAGCGCACCCGGAGGCGTAAAAAGGATCATGGGAATCCTTTCCGAAGATTTGACCGCCATTTCAGCAGTTGATGGTACTACCAAAAAGTATCTTTCCAATGCCTTTACTTTTGAAACAGGCAAATTTTTCCGAGAGTTTGACTTCATCAAAAATTCTGAGGGTGGAAAAGCAGGAATTGAAGAAACCGACATTGGAACTCCGCAATCACCAGCTTACGAAACCATTGTAAAGTTCATGGTGAAGGGAAACTCTGCCATCAACCGGGATTACCTCAACCAGGTACGTGGAACATTCCGGGGAGTATTTGCGCTGCAACTCAACAACGATGCATGGATGATCGTTGGCACTAAAGAATCTCCAGCTATCCTTCGCAAGTTAAACCGCAAGTTTGGAGACGATCTTGAGGCAGTAAACGGTCAGGAGGTTGAATTGTACTACAAATCAGCTGTAGGTGCCGTTGAATTTGAAGGAGGATATGCCCAGCTAATCAACGATTAGTAAACTGTAAATCAGTCCTAAAGGGGAAGGCAAAAGCCTTCCCTTTTTTGTTGCATCAAAAAAAACGCCATGTCAGAGCTTACCATTAAAGACCAGATCAACAACTGGCTGCAATCGCCTGAAAAAGATTACCATGCAGGAATTGCCCTGCTTTCCCAGATTACCCGAAACCGGATTCTGGTACACAACCTGAGTAAAAAGAACAATGCTTATAACCGGGATAAGATCAACTATGAGCTTTCCAAATTTGCAGAGGCAGATTACAAGCCTTTGGCTCCCGAAGAGAAACCCGAAAGTGAGCCAACAGCAGAGGAGGTAAAAGAATATGTGGATGGCGAAATTGCCGAGCAAACCCGGTTTATTGAATCCCTTCCATCCGATGTGCAGTTAATTGTAAAAGAGAAACGGGCACTCTATAACCTGCGCAATAAGGCAAGCCAATGGCTGGTAGAAAACACTAAAGACGAAGAGGAGCTTTCCCAGGAAGCCAAAGCCAAAACCAAAGAAGTGCTGGATCTGGATGAGCAGATTAAAGCACTGGATTCTCAGTTAGAGTATTTCTGGGAATACAAAACCCTTCCGGCTCCTTCCGGTCAAAAAGTTGCCGAAAGCACCGGCATCACCGCTGATCAGAAGGAAGCAAAGCTTCAGGAGCTGGAGAAAAAACTCAAAAACCAAAAGACCTACGTTTCCAAAGCAGAAAAGAAAGTGGCCGCAAATCCGAAAAACATCCGGCATGCCGAAGATCTTGCGAAGAAAAAAGCAGAGTACGATGAGCTGCGGTATCAACGAGACATTTTGAAGAATCAGGTAACATAATGGGTAATAGAAGTTTGATAAAAATGCCGAAGGTTTTTCCTTCGGCTTTTTTTTTGTCCTAAAATGCCAAAACACAAACGGCAACCTTTGATTTATGAATCCTAAATCGGATATGATCGATGTTTACCAGGCCATTGCCACCGGTCTCCGTAAGGGAACCGATAAGCAAAAAGAGCAGGTAAACCGGATGAGAGCAGCTTTCTGCCTTGTTGCTGCCGGCTATTCGATTATGAAGGCAGCCGAGCAACTGGAAAAGCAGTTTGATCTCAGCATCCAGCAATCGGCCAACATAGTTTCACAGGCTCTCAAAGTATTTGGCAAAGCCGATGCCCACATGCGGCAGGGCATGAAGTATGCGGGATACGAAAACCTAATGCGGCTGGCAAAGCTCGCCGAGGAAGATGAGGACTATGTAACGGCCCGACTCCTTATCAAAGATGCCCACGAACTCATGGGGCTGCACGAGGAGGAAGTAGGCGGCTACGAAAATCCAGAGGACTACATGCAGCCGACCAAATACATCTACACAGATGATCCGGCCATGCTCAATGCCGCCAAACGGATTCTCACGCTTGATATTCAGGCTGAAGATGCCGAAATAGTAAACGAAGAAGATGCCGAAGGAAGTAGCAGCGATAATTCCACTGAACAGTAAGCAGAAGCAGTTTCTGCTTTCTCCAGCGAAGTATAAAGCACTCATTGCTGGCCGTGGCTTTGGCAAAACCCATACACTGGGGCACCGGCAGTTTCAACTGGCGCAAAACCTTCCATCCGGAAAAAGCCTGATTGTGGCTCCAACTTTTGGTCAATTATTGACCAAAACAATGCCGGAAGTGGAAGCCGTTTGGCATTCTTTGAATCTTTTCGAATGGGATCCGAAGCGAAAGACCGGCCACTATGTTTTTGGTAAAAAACCACCTGGGCACTGGGCCAAACCATTGAAAGGCCCAAAGAAATACGAATACGCTTACTCATTCATTAATGGCCACGTAAAAGAACTGGCCAGCCTGGAGCAAAACGACCATGCCCGGGGTGGAAGCTTCGACTCGCTCGATGGAGATGAATCCGCACTTTTTAAGGAAGAAGTCTGGAACAAAATTTTTGTGAACTCCGTGCGGGGCCGGTTGGTAGGTAAAGACCGCTGGGATCCGGTAAAGAATTACCTCTCCGGCTCCATCTGCCACTACACCTCTGCACCATGGCGTACCGAAGGTAAATGGATTTGGAAATGGCGGGAACTGATGGAGCGCAATCCAAAAGACTACCTGCTGGTTTCCGGCACCACCCTGGACAACATCAATATCCTGGGCGAAGAGTACATCGAAAGGCTCCGGCAAAACCTAAGCCCTCTGGAGTTTTACATTGAGGTATTGAACGGAGAACTCAAACGCCAGGCAGGTGGAGGATTTTACCCTGCATTCAATGAGGAGCGGCACACCACGCTTACCACATTCGAATACGATTGGGATACCAACGGCCGCATGACTATAAAGCGAGACAGCTTTATAGATGCCCAGAAGTTCTTCATGCTATCCATGGATTTCAACGTATCGTTTACCTCCATGATTGTTTGCCAGCAGATCCAGCATCCCAGCTTCCAGGAGTTTCGAATCTGTGATAATGTATTTGTAAAGCCGGATCCCATTAAAGACAAGGAGGGCGAAATGCTGATCGATACATTGGTAGATGAGTTTTGCCATAAGTACGCAGCACACCCCATTAAGTACATTGAGCTTTACGGCGATGCCTCGGCCAACAACCGGCGCATCGGTGCCCCGCCAATGTTCGAGCAAGCCAAAGCACGTTTCCGCCACCACGGATGGAGCGCAGTAATCAAGGCCGCAGGTAAACTGCCGGGGCACGAGCAACGCCACATCCTTATCAATAACATCCTGAGCCGAAGAGATAGCAGCTACCCGGTGCTTATGATCAACGCCAACAACTGCAAGGCCACCATCCTTTCAATTACCAATGCGCCCATCACCAAGGATTTCAAAAAGGATAAGCGCAGCGAAACCCAGAACATAGACCAGGAGCTGGCCACCCACCTATCCGATTGTGTAGACTACATTCTTTGCAGCCTTTACTCCCGACTGATTAACGGAGACAGTGGAGAGCTATGGAGTACGTTTATGCCTGGGCGGTAGGCAACCAGCAACTTTTCATATAAGCCAAAAAGCAACTTTGACCGGTTGTTTTTTGCTAAAGGGCGCCTGTGCCATTTTCTCTGCCAGAAATAAGATTAAAACGGGCCAAAAAACTGGTTAAAAGGTTTTTAGCCAAAAATGAGCAAAAAAATAAATAAGAATCAACGGCCTTAAATCATGTCCTAAGAGGTGGGGTTATGGCATTGCTACTTTTGGAATAACAAAAAAGCACAGAATTGAGCGGCCTCAATATTCACTCGGCACTTACGCTGATCCATACCTCGATGGGAGAGTTTTCTCTTTCGTTTTTAAAAGTGGATGGAAGCAGGCGGGTTTATAAGCCTCGGGTGCGGATTGGTACAGCTCCGAATCGGGCCAGAAAGGGAAAAAGTAACGAGGCTGCACCGGTGGATGCTTTAGGAAAAAGAGACTGGAATCACAATATCAACAAGGCCCACAACCTGCTGCTTTTTGATCTGGAGAAAAACCGACCTTTTGAATTAAAAATCTGCCTGCTGATGGCTTTCAATCAAATAGAAATAAACTGGCATGGCCCGAAGAAATAACTACGAAAACTGGATTGGGTTTTTGCCCAAAAGCCGCTCGGTAATTGAAATTACCAACAGCTCAAACACTACCCGCACCAAAAACAAGGGTACCAAATCTGGCTATTCCTTTGAAAAATTTGGAAATGATGACAAGCTACCAGATGAAATTCTTAAAGCGGTATGGGAAAATGACTTTATGCCAGCCCTTCTGGAGAAAGCAGTTTACTTTCTGCACGGTACTGGGCTGGGAATTTTCCAAAAGCGGATTGTACCAGGAACGGAGAACGTGCCAGCCACCACAATTATTGAACCGGTAGAGAATCCGGAGATCAGTGCGTGGATGAAAAAGGTAAACCTGAAAAAGTATTGGTTGAAAGCCTGCACACAATTTATCCACGGGGCAAATGCGTACACGGGTTTCAATCTCAATGTGTTTGGCCAGCCGCTGGAGATGAATATTTACGATTGGCCAACGATGAGGGCCGAAATCCGGAACGAAGAAACCGGCCAGATTGAAAACTACATCCTATTTGGAGAGCGAAAAGTAGAAAACGACAGCGTAAAGGCCCAGCCCCTTCCACGGTATTACACCGGAATTGAAAAACACGAACCTCAGTTTGTGTACCATGTGGCTATGCCAACTCCGGGGCAGCAGACTTACGGACTGGCCTCATGGTTTGGCGCACTGGAAACCATTAAGGTGCTGAACAAGATACCAAAGTTTCACTCTTCCGGATTGGATAACGGGTACAACGTAAAGTACCACGTAAAAATACCGGCGGCATGGCTGGACCTGCACGGAGAGCGGGGAAGCGAAAAGCGGAAAGCCGCATGGGATGAACTCCAGCAGCGAATGGATGATACTCTGAGCGGAGTTGAAAACGTAAACAAGGCTTTGATCACTGAATTTATTATCGATCCATCCACCGGAAGGCCGCTGCCAGGAGTGGAAGTAATTGCGCTGGATGGTTTTCCAACGGATAAAACGTATCTGGAACTGAGCCGGGATTTCCGGATTAATGCAGCCAGCTCGGTTGGCATCCATCCAGGTATTGCCAATGTGGATACCGGTGGAAAGCTGGGCGGCTCGGCTTCGGAAATGCGAGTGGCGGCTGATCTGCACACGGCCCTTTGTACTCCAATCCCACGGATGCTTTTGCTGGAGCCGATTAACATCGCGATGCGCATGATGGGCTTCGATGAAAAGTATTTCATCCAGCCGATTGATTTCAAACTGGAAACTCTGGATAAAAACCCAACCGGACAAAGGACCGTAAACTCCAACATCAATGCCCCTGCTTAAAACCACTGCCGAAATGAAAGCCTGTTACGGCCGGCTGAATGTGAACACTGCTTTTGAAAGCTTTGCCAGTTTTGTGGCCGATGCCCAGGATAAATACATTGTACCGCTGATTGGGCAGGATACGGTGGATGCCTTGCAAGAGTGGTACGATGATTATGAGGATGGCGTAGAGGAGCAGGATATTGCGAATCTAAAACTTCTGAAGCAGGTACAGCGGCCTCTCACCTTTTACACTTTACTGGAGGCGGCTCCCGGAATGATTCTGGACATGGGAGACAATGGTTTGGTAGAAACCATGGCCGACAATACAACCGGTGCCCGGCAATGGACAGTAAACAAACTAGAACTCTACCTTTCGGAGAATGCGGATACGTTTGCCGAATCGCTTCTTTCGTTTCTGGAGAAATTTAAGGCCGATTATGCTTTTTGGGATGAATCGGATTTCAGGAAAGCAGCCCGGAAACTGTTTATTGATTCCGGATCTCGTTTGACCGATCACATAAAGATTTCTCAACCTCGCAGATTCTTTCTCTCAATGCTTCAGAGCATTAACAGGGTAGAGAGTTTGAGCATTCCGGTAATAACCGGGCAGGATTTGTTTGATGATCTCAAAACCAAGATGGAAGAGGGCACTCTTTCTGAGGAAGAAGAAACATTGGTGGCGAAGATCAGGCCGCTGGTAGCCTATCTGGCCATGGCCGATGTGCTTCCACAAATTGCCATCAGCATTACCAGCTCAGGCATTAAGGTTTTGAGCGAAAACGAGGGCATAAAAAACGCCCAGGCAGCCGATCCTAATCTGGTAAACGGGCAAGTGCAGTACAATCTATCAATGGCGGCTAAGTACGAAGGCATTCTGCGAAACTTTCTCAACGATAACGCCGCAGATTACCCGCTTTTTCCGGTGCCAGAAACGGATAACTCCGATACAGCCCGGCCTCAATGGTCAGACAACGCCACCAAAAAATCATTCCGTTTTCCATAAACTATGAAAATTGAAATCAGCCCTGAGGTAGTGGGAGCAATCATTACTACGGCCAGCCTTGCATTTACTGCTGTGATTATTCTTTACACCCGGATCACCAAACTGGAAACCCGTGTGGATAATCAGGATCACAATTTTGCGGAGCATAAGGAAGAACTCCGGGCACTGGCAAAAAGTAATCAGGATCTGGCGGCGGCACTTCGGGAACTGAAAGGATTTCTTGAAGGCGGCGGTTTAGTGAAAAAAGTATCACGAAAAATAAGTAATTGATGGATGGCTACAGTAGATTGGTTTACGGTATTTGGCTGGTTATTATTGTTAGCCTGGCTGTTGTTACCTATCGTATTCATTCCCAAAAAAAACTCATTACGGAAGTGGCTGGATTAAACCAGGTGGTTAATCCAGAAACTGTTATTGCTAAATCTGAAACCGGTGAAACGGTAGCCAGCCAGCCAAAAGCCGAAGTATCAAAGGAAACATTCTCAAACCTGATGGATGAGAAGCTGGCCGAATACCAGCGCAAAACACAGCAGGATTTGGGGAAGGTGTACAGCATTGTGGATGTTACTCTTTCAACCATAAAAAGCCAGAAGCTCCCGGTAAAAGATTCGGTGATTATCACTTACCGGGATTCGGTAGTAATCCG